CAATGATTGAAGAACGCAACGAGCAAGAACGTCATCAGTTCTATGCTGACGCCCAGAGAGTAATAATAGCAACTAATAACAGCCTGCGCCTGCGTATGGCACGGGCAGAGAGAATGATAGAACAAGAAATATCAGAAAAGGAGATAGAAGATGCTAATTAGCCAAGTATTAAATTTGCCTGAAAAAACATGGACACCTGATAATGACCCCGTAACTGCAATGCTTATGAGCGTAGGGCCAAGCAAAAACGACCAATATGGTTACAAGCAGAAAGTCGTTCTAAAAGACGATACTCAGGCGTCCACAGAAATCACCGTCCAAACCAAGTTTGCTGATGGTCTAATGACCGAAAATATGATAGGCACAACAGCCAGATGGCGATGCAAGTGGTTCGGGAGTCAATATCAAGGCAACCAGATAGTCGGTTACACGCTTGATAAGATGCCGCAAGCATCAACAAGCCAACCTGCCCCGCCACAGGCCCCACAAGCCCCCCCAACCTCGCCACAACAGACGAACGCTCGTAACAAGCCTAACGGCCAACCTGATTGGGACGCTATTGCAGAGGGCAAGGTACGACACGGTGTTGTATGTGCCTGTCTACAAAGCGGTAAAGAGCCCGATATTGGTGCTTGTGATTATTGGGTGCGTTATATTATAGATGGAAAAGCACCATTACCGCCAGCAAGAAAACAGATGGGAGACTTGCTCACAAAACCGACATTAAATGAAGAAGTGCCTTGGGAGCAATCGTAATGGAATTTATAGGAACTACACCGCCCGGAGGAGACGGCAAACCTCTTTGTGCATGGCAAGCTGTTTACGACGAAGCGGCAAGACACGAGAAGTTTATTGTTATAGTCGAAGAATGGAATGAACAAAAAGAGATAAGTCGTCAACAGATGAAATATCTCCATGCTGTTGTGTTCCCGATATTCGCAAAAGAAATGTTTTGCTCTCTGCTTTGGGCTGAAATCACATTGAAGCGAAGCTGCGGCGAACAGTGGCTTATTAAGCGATATGACAAAACAGAGATAATACTCTCAAAGACAATACTCACAGTTAAGCAATGCAACCAGTGGATAGAGAATATTTTTGACTGGTGCGGGAGCAAGAATATCCATATTCCAGAACCGAACAAAGACTGGAGACAGAACGAATAAGCAAATCACCCTCCTCCTAAGCCAGTCAAGGGGATAAAGTTTCTTCTTGACTGGCTTTAATTTAGAAAGGAATAGTTATGGCAAATATGATAAAAATTAAAGGCAAAGAAGTTTCAGAGGATACTATCGCCTTGGCCTTGATGCAGTATTTCACTAAGCATCCAGAGAAGTATGTGTTTCGGGCGGGGGATGTGGTAGAATACAACGGCATAGGACGAGGGTGTGGAAAAAGAATAATCGTAAGAATAGGCGGGGTGTTACATTCCGTGCGTGTTGACACTGGAATCCATTTGTCTCACACGCAAAGTCAGCGCCGATTTGAAGAATGCGAATACCGCAAAATCGGCGTACTCAGTGATTATATTAAATAGGCAGCGCCTTCAAGCTTCAAGGACGATTAGATTGACTACGTGATACTGACGGGCAGAGGCCCGGCTGCCTTTTTGAAAGGAGTAAGATGGATAGATATGCAAAAACAACAACTGTTCCGGTAAGTAGGTCAAGAACTCAAATACAAGACATACTTGCTAATTTCGGTGTTGATGAGTTTTTCTTTGGAACAAGCTCACGCGGGCAAGGCATCGGGTTCAGACATGAAGGGCGTGTTTATAAATACAGCGTACCTCTACCCAAGAGGGCAAAAGATATGACCGAAAAACAATACGAACAAGCCCTACGGCGCCGGTGGCGGGTGCTACACATGACCCTGAAAATGAAGTTGGAGGAAATCGCAGATGGTGGAATGTCTTTTGAAGACCAATTTTTAGCCCAAATGTGTTTGCCTAACGGCTCGTCAGTCAGTGATTTTATGAAACTGCCGGAGAACATAGCAAAGCTCGAACAGGCGGAAATGCCAAAGATGTTGACGGGCCAATAGCCCCATTGTAAGGAGTAAATAGGAATGATAAGAAAATGTAAATGGTGTGGTTCTAAGAAGCATATATCAAAAGCGTGCGCGATAAAACATAAACATCAAGCATTGTTAGATGGCGTACCTTTAGCAAGGTGCGGGTTTGATGCAATCATAGAAATAGATTTTGGCAATCAAGGTAAGGGAAGTATTGTTACTCCAGCTTATCCTATTGCAGGGCTTTAAGTAGCCCCCAGCCAGCAAGGAAGAACATGGCAGCAAAGAAAAGAGCGTGGGACTTTTATATATTGAGCCTTGACAAATAGTTCATTGTAATACATAATCAAGGAATGGATATTAAATGTTGTCAATGTAATAAAAAAGTACGTGGCGTAACAAAAAGAAGAAAATTCTGTTCCCAAAAATGTGCGGATGATAATAGATATGTACCAAAGCCCAAAAGAGGAAAATGGATTAAATGTGCATATTGCGGAAAGAACGTATGGACTTGTCCAAATCGTTTTAAGTTCAAACATAGATTCTGCAACCGAAAACATCAATTGCTTCTTTACAAGAAAGAGGCTTTTCATAGAAAGTGTGAGATTTGTGGTAAGGTTTTTTATTGCCAACCATGCCAAATAAAATATCGCAACCGGCAGACTTGTTCGATTGCTTGTCGCTCTAAATTAAGAACATTAAATGCAAAAAAGAATAGAATAAAAAATGGATTTACTAAACATCAGATTGATAGATGTATCAGGTACTCTACTGAAGCTAAGGAATGGCGTAAGGCGGTATTTGAAAGAGATGATTATACCTGTCGGTTATGTAATAAAAAAGGTGGCTATTTAGAAGCTGACCACATAAAGCCGTTTGCGTATTTTCCGAAATTGCGTTTTGAATTATCAAATGGTCGAACCTTATGCAGAAAGTGCCACGACAAAACAAAAATGTCTGCAAAGCAAATGAGAGAATTATATGCCCAGCCCGAAAAAAGTAGCTGATAAATGGTTTTCATTGTATATCCGACTTCGGGATGCCATTGAATTTCAAAAAGAAGTTCCTGATGCTGATGTTACTTATGGCCGTTGTTGTACGTGTGGCATAATCAAACAATGGAAATATATGGATTGTGGCCATTTTATTAGTAAGAGTAGAGGAGGGGCAAGTGGTGTTCGATGGGACGAGCGCAATGCCCATCTTCAATGCAAAATATGTAATGGCTTCAACCAGGGCCGATACCACGAATACGAATTGTTTATGAGAGATAAGTACGGACAAGAAGTTATCGACTTATTGCTATGGCTCCATACACACCAATCCTACAAATACAAAATCGTGGGCATAGGCTTGATGTATGAACAAATGTTTAAGGAATTGAAAGATAAAGGAAAAATGAGCAATGACTGATAACGATAGACTGGGCGCGGCTATTGAGCAGCATGTATCTAAACTGGAAGCCGAGAACAAGAAGCTACGGGAAGAAAAATACGACCTCGAAAAGCAAGTTTTAAGTCTTTGCGATGAAGTTGAAAGCAAGAGCATAGAACTCCACAGGTGGGAAAATATGACAGCAGAAGAACTTGGCGAAATGATAGCAGGTATGTAATTAAGCCCTAAAAGAGGAATGAGCAATGGATACACCTGAACTTGTAGAGAAAACTTTAGATATTTTGAATGCCACACTCGATGTTGCTGGCAATGAAATGGACAGGTTGCGGGCCGAGAACGAGACATTGAAAGCCATGTTAAAAGAAGCATACCCGCTTTTGCGCAGGCATACAGACAGTGAATGTTTAGGGCCAAAGTCTTTGCTAACAAGAATATTCGATACGGTTATTAAGGAGAAATAAGCAATGACTGATAACGCCAGACTGGGCGCGGCTATTGAGCAGCATGTATCTAAACTGAAAGCCGAGAACGCCAGACTGGGCGCGGCTATTGAGCAGCATGTATCTAAACTGAAAGCCGAGAACGCCAAGTTGCAGGAGGCGTTAGAGCGTATCAAAACATGGTCGGAGGCATACCCATTGAAAGCTTTTCCAAAGCCCGACCTAAAGAAAGCACGTGAGGTGTTAGAAGCGGCAGATATGACACTTGATGCAATCTCTGCCGATGCAATGCGCCATGTAATAAATGGCGTTAAGAATATAATTTCGGAAGCCCTAAAGGAGAAATGAGCGATGAAAGATTGTCTGATGTGGTCAACTGACGGGAAACAGATAACAAAGAAATGTAAACAAATATATGAATTAGAAGCCGAGAACGCTAAGCTGAAAGAATACGCAGGCCATAAATATACTTGCGCTACGCAGAGACAACCTATCGACTCACTCAAAGAAAATGACTGTGATTGTGGGCTGGATGCCCTAAAAGAGGAATGAGCAATGACTGATAACGATAGACTGGGCGCGGCTATTGAACAGCATGTATCTAAACTGGAAGCCGAGAATGAGAAGTTGAAAGAATCTTTAAGCGCTTCAAACCACGACTACGCAGAATTGATGAAAGAGCGAACTGCTTATATAACTGTTTATATAGCCGAGAACGCCAAATTAAAGGCAGCCCTGCTCGAATTTGGACGCCACGGCGAGGGCTGCCCACATCAATGGGATGAGAAATATCGTTGTAAATGCGGCTGGAAAGAAACACTGGATGCCCTGAAGGACTAAAGCACGGATGCAGACTAACTATGAAAGTATTGATAGCTTGACAAACTCGAACATTATGAGTATATTTGTTGTATGAAACGAATAAATTATATATATGGTGATAACTTGAACGGTTTGATATTTATTAAAGAAATCGAGCCACAAATTAGTCTTTCCCGAAAAAGTAGACGTGCTATTTTTAAATGTTTCTGCGGCAAGGAATTTGGCACGATTATAAGAAGCATAATTAGTGGAAATACTAAGTCGTGTGGCTGTTTCGGATTGAAATCACGCAGTAGTAGATTTACCAAGCATGGATTAAGGCAACATCCTCTTTATCGTGTATGGTGTTCGATAAAAACAAGATGCTCAAACCAAAGCAGGGCAGATTATAGATACTATGGGGGTAAAGGAATAAAGTTGTCCGAAGAATTCTCAAATGACTTTTTATCTTTTTACAACTATGTAATTTCATTAGATAAATATGACGAGCGAGAATCCAAAAAACTCACCTTAGACAGAATAAGCAATGTTGGTGATTATGATAGAGGGAATTTACGGTGGGCTACACGAAAAGAACAAGCTAATAACAGGGGCAATAATGTCAAAACTTAGGGTTTTGGTGGCGTGCGAATTTAGTGGGATTGTACGAGACGCTTTCAGGGCCAAAGGCCACGATGCAGTAAGCTGTGATTTACTGCCCACTGAAAAGCCTGGGCCTCATATACAAGGCGATGTGCTTGAAATTCTCGGTGATAGTTGGGATTTGATGATAGCTCACCCGCCATGCACCCGGCTATGTAATTCAGGTGTTAGGTGGCTTGATGAAAGAAACTTATGGAGCGATATGTGGGAAGCCGGAGAGTTTTTCAGGTTGCTATTGGAGGCTCCCATTCTTAGAATTGCGATTGAGAACCCCATACCGCACAAATATGCCGTCAAGGCGATTGGCCGGAAATATGACCAGATAATCCAACCTTGGCAATTTGGCCACGGGGAAACAAAAGCTACTTGTCTATGGCTAAAAGGCTTGCCGAAACTGGAACCTGAAAACATTGTAAAAGGCAGAGAACAGAGAATTTTCAATATGCCAAAAAACGCAGACAGAGGACGTCTCAGGTCAATTACTTTTCAAGGCATAGCAAACGCAATGGCGGTCACCTGGGGCTGAAGATCCCGTTTTACTGCGAGAAGATACGAGAGGAAATCGGGGCCGCTGTTTAAGGTGAGTAAATGAAAATGAAACAGTTTGAAAACGATGAAAAAGAATATCGGGGGGCTATGGGCGGGATTATCTGGACGCCCGACATAGCTGATGAAGTATTTAAGGCTTGGGATTATGGTCACGCTTTTGCCTATTTATTCCGCCGATTTGGCCCAGCACACGAAGGTTGCGACCCACACAAAGATTTATCACGTTACGTGCTGACTACAAGAATGAAAGGGGTGTTATTGACTGTCAGGCCCGCCCATTCCGCAGGGACATCGTTCGGCTATCTTCTAACAAAACAGATGGGCAGAAAATTACACTTAGAATATACGCATTCGATGTGGATGGAAGGAAAAGGCAAGAATGCCAGGTCGCCTCGGCAGAGCCGAATTGAGCGGGCATTAAAACAAGCAATGGAGGAACTAAAACGGCCAACAAACGTGCGTGATTGGCTTATCAATATACAGGGGGATGTTGAGGATTATTCGTTAAATTGTGTTGAGCCAAGCAATTTGGCGGGTTATGGAATAACAAGAGATTATTTTGATAAATTCATTTAGAGAGTTGATGCCGCTGTTTAAGGTGAGTACATGAAAGCAAAGAAAGGAAAAGTGAAAGATGGCAAAGAAAAAATATAAAATACCAGAAGAGCTAATGGATGTAATGGCAGAAGCCTTAGCGATGGGGAAGCTGAGGGATGTTCTTGTAAAATATCGTTTTCGATTCAAAAAAGCCAAAATCTGTGCTATTACGGCTGAAAGATTAAAGGCAAAGTTTTGGAAAGAGGTGCAGGAATTGTACCCAATACTTTCAGCAAAAGGACTGGATTATGACCGAGGAGGCTATGTAAGAATTATCGAGAAAGCCCAATGAGAACTAAATACACAGAAGACTTTGAGATGTTCTGGAAAAACTGGCCCGGACGTTATAACCCGGACGGCCCTGCCCGGAAAGTGGGCAAACGAGATGCTTTTGAGATTTGGAAAACTATGGATGACGAAGACAGGCAAGACGCTATAAGTGTGTTAGAAAGAGTAAGTTATATTGGCACGAAATATCTTCCAGACGCTCATAGATGGCTAAAGCGTAGAATGTGGGAAGATTGCCTGAAAACATAAGGAGTTGTATCAATGATACGAAAAATACATTTATATAAAAGTTACGATACAGAGGACGGCCCAAAAAGCTATTGTGGAATATTATTCAATGGAGAGTCTATTGCTAATGTGACGGAGTTTTCTCGGGCGCGAAAGCCCAAGAAGTGTTCACGTTGTTGGCAAAGCCTAAAAGCCGAGGAAAGATGGTAAGTTTGAAAGAGTAACCCATGACCCCCGAACAGATTAAAACCGTACTTGAGATGAGCGAGGAGGAATTAGAGCTTTGGCTAATTAAAAATGAGATTGTGGATGGAGCAATATTACAATGCAAGGGTGGCGGTGAAAAGCCTTGTGGCATGGTTGAATCTCTCGAAGAATTGGCCTTCCGGCTGCGAGATGAGGCGGAAAAGAAAAGCCCTATTGCTTGGCACTCTGGTTTATTTGATGTGTATATGATTGTAAAAGGGCCAGGGCATAGAATTTATAATTGGAGATGGGCTTCGTCAGAGGCCAAGCCCATACACTGGATACTTGCAGCAATGCAGGCAAAGGAGTATCGTTCCTTTCAAAGGTTAAATATACCCATTATATTAAAGAGGGGTTGATATGTCAAAAACAAAAATTTCTTGGTCAGAATATTCTTGGTCGCCGGTAATCGGCTGCACAAAGGTAAGTGCGGGCTGTGCAAATTGTTACGCAGAGAGAATGGCAGCAAGGCTTTGGCGCATGGGTAGGGGTGATTATGGCTCTGTTTTAGGTATAGAGGACTATAAATGGAATGGCGAAATATTTTGCCGTAAAGACTTCTTAGACAAGCCCCTCCATTGGCGCAAGCCCCGCAGGATATTCGTATGCTCAATGTCTGATTTGTTCCATGAGAAAGTGCCGTGGGGATTTATAGAAAAAGTGATGGCGACAATAGAACAATGCCCACAGCACACTTTCCAGATATTAACCAAAAGGCCACAGGGTATGGCTGAATATTTTAATAGTTTAGGGAAAAGATTTGAATTGTCAAATTGTCTCAATCTTCACCTCGGTGTCACTTGCGAGAACCAGGCAATGGCAGATGAGCGAATCCCGATACTCTTGCAGATACCTTGTGCTGTGCGGTTCGTGAGCATTGAGCCGATGCTGGGGTCAGTGGATTTGGAATATATCAAAGACTTCAAACGCCCGAACAAATTCGTAGAGTATGAAAGGATTTATTCTTTGTCTGGAAGGCGGAGCATTCTTGGGCATGAAATATCGAGTCCAAAACTTGACCAGGTAATAGTCGGCTGCGAGTCCGGCCCAAAGCGCAGGCCCTGCAAGATGGAATGGGTACGGGATATAGTCCAGCAATGTGACGCGGCGAATGTAAAATTATTTGTAAAACAACTTGATTTGGATGGAAAAGTAGAACATAATATAGATAATTTTCCAAAGGATTTACAAATAAGGGACTTACCAAATGCGAAAATGTAAACAATGCAATGAACCCAAAGAATTAAATGAATTTCCTAAATACTCTTCGAATGGCAAAAAAGGCCGACGACATACTTGTAAAATATGTTGGAATAAAAAATGGTCGCCGATTGTTCAAATACATAACAAAAGATATTACCATGAAAATATAGCGTACAGGATAAAAGCAAGAATACGTGCGAAAAATCAATATTCACGAGACAAAAACAAACATGGAGAAAATGGCAAAATCTATCAGAAAAAACACCGATTACAATGCAATGTTCGTATGCAAACAAGGAGAGCCATTACAGCAGGTAAATTAGAAAGAAAATCTTGTTCTGTGTGTGGTGCAGAAAATACTCATGCTCATCATGACGATTATAAAAAACCTTTTGAGGTAATATGGTTATGCCCAACTCATCATGGTGAAAAACATAGAATAATTAATAGGCAAGCTATCTAATGAGCAAGTTCCCCAAAGACCTGCAAAGCCAGCAGAAAGGCGGTGAGTAGCGATGTTCTTATTGGCCTTTCTCTCACTTGCGTTACTTGTTCCACTAATATCTTATGTTAATCTTATAATAAGTGAATCAGAAGCCCCAGATAGATAAAGCCCTGAAAGGATAAGCGATGAAAAAGTGGCTAAATAAAAAATGCAAAGAATATGTAACAAGTTCCGGCAAATGTAAAATCAAGGTTCCTACTCGCTATAACGACTATTGTGAGAAAGACGATTGTCCTAAACAAGTCCAGAAAGAAACGTTGCTGCGTCTGAAATTCTTATCGGGGACTTGACTAAGAAAATCGAGGGCATGGAAGCCAAGCTATGATATGTACTAACTGTGGATATGACAAGGAAGCAACCAAAAAGTATTTTTACCCCGACAAAACCAGAAACTCCGGCTGGAAAGCTTGGTGTAAGTTATGCAGCAAAAGAAATTCAAGAAAGAACAATCCGGTCAAAAGCAACCGCGAGAAAGAGGCCCGATACAAACGTGCCAAGAGAATAATGAGAAGGCTCTACCTCATGCACCGAGAAATATTCAACGAAATTATAGAACACATAGGAGACGAAGAATGAAAGAGATAAAATGGCCAGCCCACCTTAGCAAGCCAGCCATTAGGAGGAGAAAATGTATAGCATCGAGCTTTATAATCGTATCCGGTTGTCGAGCTATTGACAATCTCCACTCAGTATCTTGTCTTCGTAGTCCAGTAGTTCCTCGAATCTGCCTTCTGTAATTAAGATGCCGCGAAACTTTGCGGGTTCGTTAGGTTCAAGCAAGACTATTCTTCGAGAATTATCTATATAAACTGAGGTCGGCGAGGATTTGCAGCCGTTTATTATCAAGCTCGTTGTAAGTATCCATAAGCATATCCTCGTCCTCTGCGCTTTTAGCATGTTTAATTTCCTCAAGTTTGTCCTTCATCTCTGTGCGCACCGTCCGCAACCTCTTTTTGAGTTCCCGTGTTTTTGCATCAGTGCTCCAATACTTTTTGAATAGCCACAACGCCAAAGCTGCCATACTGCCGATAGCGATAATAATAGCTTTAGTCGTCATCTTCAACGCCCAATGCTTTCCGCAATGCCGTTATCATCGGCAGTACGAGTACATCGTCCCAGTGAGTTTTGGAGTCCTTGACTTTTTCCTCGACAGTATCGAACGCCTTATCGAGAATGAGTTTGACCTGTGTCGGCGTAAGCATTGCCGCCATAGCCGCCACGAGCGACTTGACTAATTGGATTAATAGATTACTCATTTTTTGGTCTCCTTATTAAAAAGTTTTTCTTTCAGCCAGTTACGTAACAGGATAAAAGGTAATTTTATCCATTCCCAAAGACTTGGCCCTGTATATCCAGTCATGTTATCTTTCCTGTTTCCTTGAATAGTTCACGGGCTTCATTTATCTTGTCATTCAACCCATCTACGGCATGTTGAATATCCCTTGCCAACGCCACTTCTCTAACATTGATTTTGTCTATGCGGTTTTTTACCAGTCTTTCTCTAAAATCGTTCTGTGAGCGATCTATGATTTCAGAGGCTTCATCCTGCATATTATTTAATAAATCGCTGGTAGATTGTTCGCAAAGTCTCATCTTTTCAATAGCTCGTCTACACCTGTTTTAATATCGCCTATGTCCTTTTGCATTACCTCAATATCCTTTTGGACAAGTTGTATGTCAGTCTTGCTCTGACGTGCAGGGAGGCAACCCTCGGCTTTGATAGTCTCAATAGCAGCCACATGGCCTTCCGCCCCTACCTCCATTTTGGTATAGCCCTTTACTATCGCTGCGATAATGACCACTACAGATATTATTAAGCTGATTATAGCGATTGTTGTTTTCCTGTTGTTCTTTGCCATAGTTAAAATCCTCGAATCTGTCGTAGTTGCTCGGCTGTTCGCAAAAGCCGCTTGCCCTTGACTGTATCTTCTCTCCTTATCCTTAAAGCCAATTGTTCTTTAAGATAATTCTTTCTCTCTGCGAAATAGAGTTTTAATAATTTTGTTGTATTTACTGTCGATGCTTGTATACCAAACTTGTTTATATCGGCAAGACCTCTAATAAGAATTTTAGAAGTTCTTGGATTTGTTGACATTCGTGCCCAGACTTGGGGAATGGCTAAAATAGCAAGTGCAGTTGCTCTTATCCCACCCGTACCCGTTGCTACTCCGGCAACCGCGCCGGGTTGAGCTAATTGAATTAACATACCTCCTTCGCCTCTTATTTGACCTTGAATAAGACTTCCAATACGCCCTATTTCTCTAAGGTCTTTTATCTGTTGTGGATTAAAAGCTGCCTTTAGAACATCATCACCCAAGTCGTCCATTGCCTTTTGAAGTACTTTACCGAAAATAATTCCATCCGTGCTTCTGGCTTCTTTGTAAATGCTTTCAACAAGAGCGCGTTGAAGTTGTTTCCACAATTGCGCACCTTCGGTAACTTGTTTAGGAGTTTTGCCTATAGGGGAAAGAAGGATTTTTTTAACTTTTAATACACGGCTCGGCAATTCATTTTGGAATATAGTTGCTCTTGCTAATTCAGGGCTATCAACGGCTTGTTTAGCTAATTGAGTTATTACTTGAGGTGAAAATCTTCGATCTACTGCCTTAAATACCGCATTGCCCCGTCGCCACAATTTGACTGCGCCCGGGCTATGTTGGCGAGCCGCTATTTCCATAGCGTTATCTATTGCGCCGCCAAGCTCCCCTACTAATCTGGCAGCATTCCTTTCCCCCGCTGCGTCAAACTTTCTTCCCCACTCGAGTAATGTTGAACGATTTGTAATAGATTGCCCAAAAGTGCTGTCCTGAGCAAGTCCGCTAACATTTCTTACAAAAGTTGCGCTCTCGTCAGAGCCTCTCAAGAGTTTACCGCTTTCTACCAAATCAACAAGTTTTTGGGCTATTGACTTAGCTTTTTTATTACTAACAACACCTACCCCTAAATCATCAAGTTGGGTATAAAATTGCCTATACATTCCCCTTGCAGCTTCGTGTATTCCATCCTTGCCGTCTATTACATTATTAAGGGCCGCTCCTAATTCTGTTGGGTCTAATTGTTTTACCAAATCATCTGCGAAACTATCTAATACGTCATTGGCCCGCTTAATAAATGCAGGTATATTTGCACCTAAACGAGTTTCTTGAATCCTGCCCATACTTGTTACAGCCTTATCTGATATATTATCTAAAGTAGCAAATAATTTACTTGTTGTTGCTGCGCCAGGGGGGATTACCGGAGTCTTAACTAATCCAACACCACCTTTTTTAAGAACAGCGATTTCCCCAATTTCTTCTGGAATGTCTTCGAGAGTAACTTTCTTTCCCGCTTTTTCTAAAGTTTCCTGCAATGCTTCAACCCCAAATTTCTTTGTTCGTCCAGCAGGTTTTAATAACCTCGCCCCGAATTTAAATAGTTTAGTAGAAAGATATTCAGACAATAAACCTTCCGCTCCATCTAACGAAACGTCCGTAATATCACGACCAATACTTTTTTGCCGTTCTGTTATAAATATTCTTTGAGCAACATCTTCTAATGCCGAGCCTGCTGCTCTGCCAATAGCCGCGCCTTTTACGGGATGTCCAAATCTAAGTCCTACAAGAGAGCCTGCAATTTCGCCAGTCGTTTCAGGTATCTCGCCTATCATTATACCTTTTACACCTTTATCGGATTTGCTGGCTACTACAAAGTCGTTTATAATATCATCAGGAATACCTTTTCGTCTAAGGGCTTTAATTACTGGAAGTCTTATTCTAAAATCCCTAAAAGGTCTTAATTGAGCAGCAGCCTCAAGTAATTGTAACGGGGACAATTTTTGCAAACTGACATCCCTGTCTGGTATACCAAGTTTTAATATAGCTCTTGTCTGCACTGACCTCTTGAATGCAGCACGATTATATTCATTTTCAAAAGCCAATTGACTGTCTGCTTCGGTCTCTGCTGTTGTTACAGGCCTTGATACTATTCCGCTTTGGCCAAACTGTTGCCGAGCTACTTGAGGTTGGTCTAATACAAAACCAGACGGTAAATTAGGCCCGGCTGGTTTATCAATAACAAATCCTTTTGGCAAACTTATCGTATTGGCTGCCATGTTTTGCCTCCGTCAAAAGACTGTATTCTCTGTCCGGTTTGAGGATTTGTCGCCGTTATTGATTGTTGCCCGTCTTGTGGTTCTTCTGGTTCTTCCGAAATATCAAATCTTTTTATTCCACCAAAAACAACGTCTTTATCTAAACCAAGTTTGCCTGCTCTTGTATCAAACTCATCAAATACGGTATTGAAAGATTGTTTCATGCCAACAAATATTTCATTTGCTATATCGGCTATTGCCTTTCTATCTTCATTTGCTATACCTACTCCGCCTCTGAAAACTTTCGTTATCGCAGCACTAAGTCTATTTAATAGTGCAACCCCTTTGGGAGTCCTTGCAAATTCACTTTCTCTTACAACCGAGCCTGGGTCTGTTATTTTATTTAATGCTGTTATAAGCACTTGGTCTGATGGACCTAAAGATACAGTAGCGTCATTTAATGATTTTTTTAATGCAATTCTAATGTTACGTTCTTGCGACTCAATATCTCTAAAGTCTTTAACTATCTTCCTTGAGTTAAATGCTTCTGACTGTGATATTGCAATCGTACTTTTATCTTTAGCCGACAAACCTGTTTGCACATCTGCAACAACACCTTCTCTAACTTCTTTGGGCGTAGCTGTTCTTGTTCCAATTACTTGCCCTGTTTGATTTCTTTGTACGACACTGAATTTAGTTGGGCTTTTTGGGTCATCAATAAGTTGTTTTTCTATTCTAAATCCCGTTACAGGCCTTGCTGCCTGCAAGCCCAAAGCCCCCTGTTGCTGCTGTTGCTGTAATAAAAGATTGCCAAATAATTGCCCGCCTTGTTGAGACTGTGCTTGTGGAAATTGCGGAGCAGCAGGAAAGTTTATTCCCGGCTGACCTTGTCTTTGTTCAGGAGACAAAGACCGGGCTATAGCAAGTTGCTGGGACGCATCTTGAGACTGCTGTTGCTGCAAAAGGAATTGCTGTAAGCCACTTACGTCTTGAGCGAAGCCTTTTCTTTCACTCTTTTTTTCACGCGCTATATTTAGATTCTGAAAGAAAGCCGCTAAGGGTGCAAATTTATTCTGTTGAGGTAATACTACTGTTCCGCCATTTGCCACTTTAAGCCACCTTTCTTGCCAGTTCATTTACCGCATTTACAAGCAATCCTATAACCGCATCGTATCTTACATACTTAATTCCGTCTATTTCAGAAACAGCATCAGGCAATACTTTTTCTAAGTCCTGTGCCATAATCCCTCCATTGCGATTGCCCGGTTCGTTGAATTTATAATTATAAGTTGAACCTGAAAGTTGTTTGACTTTATCAAGTGCGTTATCTATAGGCTTTACGTTTTCTTTAATTCTGTTATCCGAAAACATAGCTGCAATTTGTAATATCATCTGTATATCGCTGCCTGTGCTACCGGTTGGTGATAAGTCGCCAAAGATACTTCCCCCACCGTTCGGAGCTTCTGCAGGGCCGATAAGGCCACCCGTTTCTCCAAACCCCGGACTTCCGCCCCCACCGCCACCTAAAAATCCACCTTTTGCGCCACCAATAGACGTTCCCAATTCCGGTAAAAGGCTTTGTGCTGCACTTTGCCCTTGAGGCTGAACTATATTTGTAAATGCCGGAGTATTCAGCGCTTGAGGCAATAGGCCCAAAAACGGATTGTTAAAGGGTTGGGCCTCATTGAATCGGGCCTGATTAGCACCTGCTATACCCTGCTGTAAACCCTGTTGTTGACCACCAAAATTAAATAATTGATTTAGCCCTCCCAAAGCTGCATTGCCTAAGCCTACGCCCTGACCGGCTATCTGGCCGGGAATACCCGCAAATCCGGCCAAAGCCTGTCCGCCTGCAAATTGACGATTTAACTGGTTCTGCTGGCCCTGAAACAAAAACGGCGATGCCTGTGCGCTCAAACCTAAAGACAGTCCCTGTCCCGCCTCTGCGAACGCCCTGTTTAAGGCCCCTGACGAGCCGCTGGTGGCCCCGAACCTTTCGAGGATGTTCGGTACTATATCTCGGTTGAACGTCCGCAGGGCAAGTTGACGGCCCGGCTCTAAGGCAGATAAGATACTCTGTGGGTCAAAAGGCTGCGAAGCCCCCTGTATGGCTTGCTGGCCCTGCTGTAAAAGGTTCTGTCCTTGCTGTGGGTCGAAAGAGCCGAAAGACGGCCCAAATAGGTTTAATCCAGCACCTATGCCCGGAGCAAGCCCACCTGCTAAGCCAAAGCCCTGCTGTTGTAACTGCCCGAAAGGAACTTCGCCCGGCCTCTGGCCTTGGAATGGCGTTATGCCTTGTAGTTGCCCACCTTGAAATTGACTTAATATTTGTTGGACAACAGCTTCTAATGTATTTCCTTGCCCTGGAGTTAGAGTTGAAATTTGTTGTACATCAGTACCGCCGCCACCAAATAAGTTATCAAAAACGCCCATGCTTATATCTCCATTAGAACTTGTTTGGATTTCTTCCAACCGTTCTTTTGGTAAGCGTGCGGTCTTGTAGTCATTATCTGTATTTTCAAATTCTCGTTTTCACCCAGCCAACTCCTGATGAACTTTTCGGTTTCCTTTAACGCATTTCCAAATTGGTATTCTTTGTCAATGCTTAAAATCTGTATTTGTATCGCCTCTGTTAAAACATTTATATAAATCCATAAAATGCCCTTAATCAAGTCTTCATCGTCTACCAGAACGTAAAACATATTATTGACACCACCGATGAACTTTGAAGGATATTGATATAACAAGTCAATATTGAACTCAATATCTTTAACTTGCTCAAATAGTTCTCTGGGTATCTGCCTAAATAGCATATCAACTATGTCCGGTTCGCCGGTTATCCTGACAAACTTCAAATCAGAAAATGTCTTTTTGTCTAATACGGCTTCCATTTTTTTCTTGACATCCATAAGTTTTTATATTATAAGAGCATTTAATTTAATCAGGAGAACACAAATGACTAAACTCGAAACATTGCTTGGTATTTTCACTGTAATACTTTTGCTCGGTGGACTTATTTATCTTCACCTCGATACTGCACCTCATAATCGATTTGATTTTTACCTCGACCTTGTATCTCTAAGTCCGTTTGCAAAGCATAAAATCGCCGAAGATAATATTGTTATTGGTCATCACGGTAGCGCGAAAATACCTGACGGTCGAAACCACCTAACCATACAAGACCTCGCTTGGTTTGGTATGAATCCAGATAAAACATGTTGGAAGCATCTGGGAAATCCATGCCAAAATTGCGGCTTCACAATGGAAGAACTATTAAAAGCAAACAATGCCTCCAATAATGTTGCCTTCGGACCCAAGGCTTTACACAATTATAGGGCGCGACATATCATTTCGGAGCAAGAGCGAGCAAGAGTCGCACAAAAATATCTTCGGGACGGTCTTTCTTTTTGATTAAATTGTCAAAGAGCTAACAACTACAGTTCTAACCAGTTACTTCCATGCTTCATAAAGACTAAATGCTGCTTGGTTGTGGCCATATAAGAAAAGTTCGGTGCAGTATGAACCGTAAAGTGCATGTCCATAATTTCAACCGCCTTATTAGCTGAAGTAGTTATCTCTAAAACCAGTCCTTGTGCATCGTCTCCTGATATGTCTGTATTCAGGTTAACTCTTTTATAGGCAAAGGATTCTCCGTTGACTAACTCATCCTCTGTACTGTAATCGGTGTTCATATTGGCTAATACCGTACCGCCCGGTACAAATCCTGATGCCGCAAAAGTCCAGTCCGCAGAGCTATGATGAAATAATCTTAAATTAAATCCTGAATCACTCGCACCTGCAAGTCCTACAACCTCAAGAACATTTATGGTAAACGCCTGATTGCCAAAATCTTCGTACTTGGTACAGCCATAATTGATGTCCAGATTAAAGGTTACAGGAGTACCGCTTGCCGTGGCTAAGGCAATGGTTACCTGTCCTATCCATTTCTCTGTAGTTTCAACATAATCATCAGTGGATAATGTAGTAATATCAGCTACTAAAGTAACGGTTTGTGATGCCGCCCTAACACCATCATCATCTATAGTTGTGCCGGCAACTGTTATTTTAATTACCCCTGTATTTACTGTTCCTGGTCCCCCGGCTACTATTCCAATATGACAGGCAGAAGCTGAATTTGCCGCACTATGTGTTACCGAAGGCGATATCTGTGTTAAAGCAGCCTCTGTGGCTGACCAGTTATAATACCCACCCGAATAAAATGTCCCAGAAGAACCGGAAGGGGAAGAAAAACTGTAAGATTTAGATTCTACTTGATGTTTAAGAAATATATTACCTACACCGTGGCGAATACGGACTGTTCGGTCATCATTTGCAGGTAAAATAAGAAGTATCTCTCCTGCGTTACCCCCGTTAATGGTATCTAAGTCGTCATTGGCAGCATTGCCCTCTGTATCAATGCTATGATGCCCTTTTGTGACTGTTACTTCGCCACTGACGATAGTTAATTCGGTGGCGCTATTAAAATGCAGGCCTCCTAAGTCAGTGATGGTCTCCCCATTCATTTTTATATCATCGGCAAACTCAAACCTGTCCTCATCCTCCATCCATGTTATTGCACCTGAATTTGTAGTGCCAATCCAATTCGAGACCAAATCAGTATCTACACCTCCGTTAAAATTTAGCGTCCCGGCGTTCACTCTCAATGATTGTGAAGCTACCGTGGAATTGAAAACGCCATAGATAAGACAATCGGTCAATTCGGCAGCAATGCTACTTCGATTTATATTATCTATAATTAAAAGGTCTGAATTTGTTGTTTGATTAAATCCTGATTCATGGCCGAGAAAAACATTCCTATCTCCTGTTGTTGCTGACTTTCCGCTTTCGTGACCAATCATTACATTTTGGCGCGCATCAGTTAAAACTGTTCCCGCTGTTGAGCCAATTAAGACATTCTGCAAAATTGTTGCGGCCCCACCACCGAATCCCGCCAGATTTCCTATCGCAATATTATCATCACTTGAGCCAGGCACGTTGGCAAGTGCTGATTTCCCAATTGCCATATTTCTATCTCCCCCCGTAATATCAAGGAGTGTAAATACCCCAACTCCTACATTATCTATTCCAGTAGTTAAGTTGAACATACTTTTATATCCGATGGCCATATTTGAACGGCCAGAAGATACAAGTCTTAGTGTTTCACCTCCCAAGCCAATATTAAAGTTGGAGGTGCTGCCAACCGCGCCTTTCCCTGCACGAAAACCAACGAAAGTATTAAACATTCCATTGTTCCCGCCTCCTGTTGTAACTACATTTCCTCCTGCTTCAAAGCCTATTCCCACATTTTGAGAACCTGAGTCGGCAGCAAAAACATCTGCACCTAAAAAGAGATTATCTGTCCCATCATTAGCAAGAAATGTGGTGCCATCTACTGTAATAAGTTGTGTGTTATCGGTGAGGTTGATGAATGGAGTATCGATAGATGGCGAAACCGTCAACAGCCCACCAGCATCTATCGTACCATCTATATTGAGAACTAATTGCGTAGTATTGGTTCCGGTAACAAAACGCAAGGCCCTTACCGTGCCCCCAAACAGCTTATCGGCCTTTATCTCGAATATTGTCCCGCTGGCGAGGTAACCCATAGACAGAAATTCTGCTGGGTCGCTACCGGACGGAGGCCCAAGAGCATACAAATTAAAAAGTACATTGTCCGTTCCGTCACTGTCTAAGGAAGATAGTTCGATATTAAACGGAGTAGCGGCGGTCTGGCTTTGTATGGTCATTGCCGTTGAACGGTCTGAAAAGACATAGTCCTGTGTCAAGTCAAGGGTAAGAATATCAAATGTGGCCGATACTGCGGTCAAAGTACCTACCGTAGTTGCGCCTGTAACATCGAGAGTGCCGGAAACAGCTAAGTCCTGCGATATAACTATATCGCCACTGGCTTTTATCTGGATAGCATCGTTATCGCTTACAGAGCCTAAGAATCGAGCATTACCTATGATAAGGTCATTAACAGTCATATTACCCGTAGTAGTGAGGTTTTCATCTCCGAAACTTATCGCCCCGCCCGAATCCGTTATCGAGCCACCCGTTAAAAGGAGAGTACCAACTGTTAAATCTCCTGCTATGTCTGTGTCTCCACGTTCATCAACATAAAAAACAGGAGTAGTATCTGCTACGTTCCAGACTGCAAAAAGACCTGTCATACCCCCAATAACAATATCTATATAATCTGTTCCTTTTATTCTAATTGCATCAGCACCATCAGGATTCTGCTCAGATACAAAGTCTCCAAATTCCAGCGATAAGTCCTGGCTAAGTACCACGTCACCATCAGCTTCAATTTGAATAGCGTCAGGGTCACTTACAGAGCCTAAATTGCCTGCGTTAGCTATGATTAAACTTGCGAATGTTGGAGTGGCGTCAGTTGTATAGTCTTGGTCTAATCTTGCACCCGCTTCGATGAAAAGAAACTCTCCGCCTGCTGCTGCCGACCAGTCTATCTCTCTGTCTGAACCACCCATATCTACCGTAAGGGTTCTGTCGGTAGAGACACCCGTATTTATAAAATTAAAAAAGACATGGGCATCATCATCAAAAGCAAGAAAACCTAATTTCCAGTTGTCGGTTTTTAATATTGTTCTTTCGCCCCCAGAAGTTAAGTGTTTTAACGAAAATAAAGCCTCAAGACCTGCAAAAGCACTCGGCAAACTCCATTCTATAGTACCTACTTTAATTATCGAAGAGGCATCATTCTCAAGGTAGAATGTTTGACTCACACCTATTCCGTCTTGGCCCACATCATCATCGCCGAATCTTTCTAATCTGAATAGCTCTTTAACGGAACCACTTGGCGAATCACCTTTAGATATATACAAATGCACGTCCGGAAAAGAGGACGTGTTCAGTAGGCCGATTTTTACATTATCGCCGACATTAACATCGGTAACGACATTAAGCCCTGCAGAAAGTTCTAAATCACCTGCTTCGCCGCAACAAAACGAAGCAAGGAATAAAACTATGCACCACGATATAAAAATCCTCTTCTTTGCCATGCGCCACTTTCTCGGTGTTCTAATTGTATATCATCGCCGACTATAATCAGTCTCCAATTTCCATCCCCGCCCGCTACATTACCTTCTTTGATAATTTCAAGAAAATCATCGTTTGCGACACTTAGTAAAAAATTAATCGCAAAAACCTGCCGTGAATATAGCTCTTTCGTAATCCACCGAGTATATCTCGGCATGTAATCCTGCAATGTTTCGTCCGGTTGCGGGTCTGGAAAATCTTTGCTTGTAACGAGTTTATCAATTACGCCACCGCCCTTCTGCCCGCTGGCTCAAAGTAAGGTTGAAACGCATGAATCCTCGGACGGTTAGAGGAAGCATTATTGGTAATCTCGAACCTGTGAAAGAAGCCTACGGCGTTTACATATACCCTATACCACGCAATCGAATCCGAACCTTCGACCGCCCTGCACGTAATAGTCACCGTCTGAAATGCGCTTGTATCGGTATTCAAATAGCTAAGAACGTCAAAGGTTATATTCGCGTCTACATCGCAGAGGAAATCTATCCAGCCCAATCTTGCTTCTCTACCCTCTTTTGTGTACGGATTCATCTGGACGCCAATCGCCTCAAACTCAATAGCAACGCCAGCATCGGCTCCACTGGTATTCAATTGATAAACTATTCCATTATCACTGCCAAATAAAGTAGTTGGATAACCAGACTCGGCAGTACGGGCGTTCCACGGGTCGGTATAATCTTCCCATGCAATGTCCTGCGCCCACGTCAAATCACTTTCTACCGCTGACTTGCCTATAGTATGAATAGAGTTTGCCAGTTTATAAGTCGAATACCCAAGGTTCTCGTAATTAAATGTCAGTATGCTATCGGGATAAGTATTACCGTCGGCGTTTGCAGAGGCCCCGGCGGCGGCATAGGCTTCTAAAATCAGCCTTTCTTCCTTCATCACTACGCCCTGAGTAAATAACCGTGAATTTTGTATCCAATCCAAGGTAAATTCAGGTATCTCGGAATCGGCGGCCCTTATCTCCCGACTATCGGAAATATTCAATCTCGTAGTCCCTAACGCTATCTGCCTTGCGCCCTGAGTAACCAGGGAGTTTTGGGCCACACTACCTTCGTTAGCTGATATAAATTCCCATTCAAAGGGTTGTGCCGTATCACCCGTATAAGCCAATCGCCATGTACTCTTTTCACACCATACATATAAGTCGTTCAGCAAAAAATCTGCCGAAACTATTACATCCTGAGTTGGAATGTCTCGGAAATTAGCCGTGGGCCACGATTGCGGGTCTTTGATAGTACACCATCGGGCGCGCTGTTTGAAATCCGTACCGTCTTCGATTGTGCTTAATATAACGAGCCTCTCCCTGTAAACGAATATCAACCTGCAACTGGTAATATTGTTCTTATCGTTGGCGTCGCCTATATCCACGGTCAACCGTGATAAGTTCGTGCCATCATATTGCTGGATAGGGTCATTATTATTAGTAATATAAGTTCTTGAACTTCCGGCAAGGTTCCAGCTTGTTGCCTGAAAATAGTTCGTATTATCACCCGTAAAAGCATCGTCGGAATTAGCACCCTCTGATTGACCGGCTATATTGGAAGGAGTTCCGTTTTCCTGCAGTTCCTCGTTTGCATTAAAGGGCCCTCCCGTTACCCCGCCTTGTGTAAAAATTATCGTTCCCCTTGCGTCATTGCCTGCGACCGTACCTGTATCAAGAATAAGAGCCGCTACAACGCCTGTAGCACTACTATCAGCCCCCTTAATAGTGTCGTTTACAGCAGGTGTGTAATTCTGCGCAGAACCACCAACATCAACTTTACCTATATATCGTATCTTGTTCCGGGTCAGGTCTATAAACCGCTCCTGAGAAGCCGTGCCGGAAGATTCATCTGATACATAAGCCTTTGCAACTTCGATATTATCTGCATCTATTCTTTCAACAGTAAACGTGCCGTTATAGCTCGTTGTGCCGGATATAGTTACAACATCTTTAGGCTCTGTTGCCGACTGGAAGCCATGAGCGGTAATCTCGATATTGATTCTACTACCTGCATTCGCTGTGGTTATTGCGATAATTGTATTACCAACACTTGCACCTGTAAGGTATCTGTTTAATCTCTCTTTGTCGGCCACTAAAAGGTTCTCGGTCGCATTGTCCTGATGGTTCAATACGCCCGTTACGGCATTAGTTGACAGGGAGGCAACCTCCGTAGAAGTAACCACTTTTACAATTTGACCAAACTTGGCATAGCCCCTGCGCTTCTCTAAAACACCATCTTTGATATGACCATTCTTAAGTGTCTCGAAAGCGTCCTCTGGCGATAGCCAGGGATGCCGCCTCAGACTCTTGCCGGTTTTCATATCTGCAATTAAAAAAGGTTTGAAAGCCATTTATCGCTTCCAGAATTCAGCTATTGTATAAACTTCTGAACCAAAATTAGACGCTTCGCCAAATCCGTTACTTGCCTGAGTAGTGCCGCCTTGATGTTGGACTTCAAGAGCTTGGGAACCCGCTACTGTGAATCTGCCGACTATAAAAGAACGAGTAACATCCGATGCTCCGCCACTGATGGAAAACTCGGACGTTCCAGTTAAAAGGGTAGTCCCACCTGTTGTGTTCCGTAATCTTGTCTGATGCCTATCGACATCTATCGCCGGACAGCTAATTCGGCATTCATAAGTACCGGCTGACAGAGTTATTTGGTTTGAACTAAGTGCGGCAAGGCTTCCCGTGTCGGTATCTTCGGTGTTCAAAGTCCTTGTTTGCCAGGATCCGCTCGTAAAACCTCCACCGTCAGTATTTTGGGACTTTACATCGGAGATTTTTATGTAAGCATTTCCGGCATCTACGTAAGCCTTAATACTCTGTTGCGAAGCTACTTTGTCAGCAGCATCAGAACCCATCGCATCTTCATCGAGAAAACCGCCGTTTGTAGTTTCGTAGGTGGTCGGGTCGATATTTCCTGTAACATCAAGCGTCCCCGCAACAACCGTATTACCTGTTGCTCCAGCCACAGTGAATTTATTGGTATTGAAAGTAATATCAGAAGTAGCAGAGCCAATTAAGTCGTCTCCTGCGCCTAAGGTAATCGAGCCGTTAAAAGTCGAAGTGCCTGATACCGTAAATCCGGCACTGCTAAATAAGTCGCCGTCTTTGGTGAATTGAAGCTGGACCCCATCTTCAGATGTAAAGGCCATTTCCGGCTGTGAACCACCGTCTATGACCTGCAAGTGCCCTTCGTTAGTCGATGAAGCGCCCGCCGCCGCTTCTTCTTGGAAAGTTATAACTTCATGCTTGCCCGATTGCACCCCGGCTGAAGCATTAACAAATTCATGGTCTTGGTTTATTGCCGTCACCAAATCCGACCAATTCGTTAATATCTCTGGCTGTGAATTGCGCAAAGAAGTAGCGGCGGATGGTTTGTCCTTATCGAAAACCTGAACAAACACAACAGGTAAAATATTTCTTATCTGTTGAGAATATCTAAAGCCGACAAAAACCGAAGACCAAACACAAAGCAGGGCCAAGAAAAGAGTCGTTTTATTCTTTTTCATTTTTACCAATACCTCCTTTTGCCCTCTTGCGGCCATATATACCTACCAACGCACAACTAACAATAAGCATTTGCAATATCAAAATTCGTTGATTGCGAGAAGTTGCATAAGCCCAATCGCATAACTCCTCTGTTGTGAAGTCGTAATCAAGTGGCGGTATAGCAATTACCATCCACACCGTTAAGGCAATGAGTATTATTATTACTACTTGAGAGATTATTGTCAGGGATTTCCACCATCTCTTGTTCATGTTAATATCCTTTACCGAGTAATTTTACATCGTGCGAAGCCTCACTTACCAGAACCACCAGAAAATCCGCACCTCCAACATCAAGTCTCGCTTCGGCATTTGTATCGTCTGCCGGACTGGTTATCGTCCACGAAGAACCCCATGCCTTTGCCGTTAAAACAACTGCATCAGCCATTTCAAAGCCTATCAAGTCAGATGCGGCGTGAGTAAGAACATTGGCACTACCCCTGTCAAGACGGTCGGAACTAATAGTTTCGGAGTTTGTAAATGTGCCGGTTTTTGACCTGTATTGTATAGTGCCCGCAGCATCGCCAGCGGCGAAAGAGCCAGAAGCGATGGATACAGTAGTCAAGACAACCGCTGTTTCGGCGGAAGTATTGCCTGTAAAAGTATCGCCCGGCTGTGGGACATAAGGCCCCCCGGAAGTATATGTTATCTGGTAGTATAGCGAAACCTGAGTGCCGGTAGTAAAAACTAATTGACCTGCATAAGACAACTCGCAGTCAGCGGTACTCTCCTGTGATGTTCTTGTTCCCAGGTAAATCTGGTATGTCTGTGCATCGTTACCTGTTATGCCTACACTTCTAAATCGTATACCATTCCAGCTTGCGGGTATAATAAAAGTAGATATTTCACCATCGCCACTTGAGTCCGCCGCTATTGCTACCTCTAATATTAATTTTGTTCTTTCGCCAACAGCCAAAGCTGTCGGCTCAGTTCCAGCACTGGTAGTCTCATCGATAACAACCCAGCCGTCCTGCATAGTGTGTAAGACATTGCCTACCACTTCCTGTTTCAGGGTTTCTGTTCTTAGAGCGGCACAGATAAATACAAAAACCAATAACACTGATAATATGCTAAACTTTTTCATTTTTAATCTCCTTATGGGTTAGCGTCTGGTGTCATAATAATAAAGTTGGAACCGTCATAAGCCAGAGACGCTATCCCGGAAGCATCTATATAGCTGTTGACGGGGTCAGCGCCTGAAAGAGTTTTCAGTGACTGCGCTCCTAAACCGTTTATATTAAGCGTGCAAGCCCCAGTATTGTCTGTTACCGGATTGAGCAAAACAAATAACCCTGCATCGTAACCGCCAATTCCGTCTATTTGGGCAAGATAGGTATCGTTAGACGCAGTATCAACGGCATAATATGCCAAAGCCGTTACAGGGTTGTATCTCCGGCTTATCGTACCCATGGAACACAAAACAAGTACAGTAGCCATAATCGTTATAAATGTTCTTTTCATATTAGAATCTCCTTTGCACTACTTGCCCTAAAAGTCTTTTAATTTTATCAGGTCTAATCTTACTCATCATGCTTTCTGCATAAGCGGCCACACTGGTTATAGAATCAGCAGGGCCGTTTCTTACCAAATACTCCAAAGCGGATTTGCCCACTATTGCAGGCCCCCATTTTATATCGTCAGGTACAGCCTCGTCATCGGCAAAAGCCGTTGGTCTGTCAGCAATAGACAAAGCCTCTAATTCATATATATCGTTCGGCTTTGGCCTAACGTAGAGATTCTGGCCGAATAGTAACGCAGTGGTAGGTTCGGCCCTATTCTCAAACTTGCCGTCTGTAAACGTATCAGTCACATTAGACGCATCCAGAGCCGTTGTAGCAGGCGTAAACGCCCCGTCAGACTTGGTTACGGTAACATAACCCATATATGCCGAGTCCGAATCCGAAGCAACCAGAGCGTCAAGGGCTATTCTTGGCGTTGCGTAGCCCGTACCGTTGTCTGCGGCGGCTGCTACGGTAATATCGCCGTCAGCATCTATCTTTAGCGACCATGCACCGTAAAGACCTGCCGGAATCGCGTCTCCTGTTAAAGCAACTTCGCTGGACGATTTCGAGTATGATTTCTTTTGAATCTCATAACTAAAATCGCTGTGCTTGACTTTTGCAGTATCACTCGAACCTATCACTAAAGTAGGGTCTGTAATGAACTGCTCATCCTTAAATTGGGTATGATGAAAACTTGTTCTTTGCCCGGTAAAATGCGCAAAATGGTGGTGATGATGGTCTACGCCAAAGAATAGCTCTCTGTCTCTATATAAAACAATTTGCCTGCCATTTATCGTTACGGGGTCGTCAAGACGGTCTACGTTCTGGGCGAGAGAATAAACACCGTCATCCGTTGCTGATAATGCCTGAGTAAAGAATACATTGAACTCATCTACCTTGGCATCGTGGGAAAATCGATTGACGTAATAATCGATAATCTCCTGGTCAACAACGGCATTGGAAGTCTGACTGGTCGATTTCCTGCCGGTCAACTCGCGCCATAGAGTACGCATTTCAGATAATTTCCAGGTTTTAGCTGCAGTCATTTACTGCACCTTTGCTAAATTTAATTTTGCATGTTTGAAATCAGGACATATACGCAAAGCCTCGGCAAAATACTTTTGTGCTGCCAATGGTTCTCTTTCGATTTGCTTTGCAAGCCCCATACCATTTAATACATATACATTATGCGGATTGTATTTATGAGCTATCTTAAAATCATTAGCTGCTAATCGATATTGTTTCGATTCAAAATAAGAAGTCCCGCGCCACCATTGCCAGGGGATACCTGTATGGCTGACCGTTGAAAATGGAGAATGAGCCTTAAATAATTCCATGACTTGCGTACCAGTTTTTGCATACCTTACTTTTTTATCCCAAAAAGAAGCTTTGAGCCTGAAACTAAAAACAACTAAAATGAATATCATAACAGTTAGTAATATCTTGGGCTGTTGTATCGACCTCATTGGACAGGCAATCGCTATAAAGTTAGCCAGCATTAATGACGAAAACGGTCTTGCGTGCGGAGCAGAAAAGGAAGCTATTGCTATATATCCGCACAATGCAATTAATAAATATTTACTTCGCCGAGCATAGTACAAACAGGTTGCAAATATCCCGATATAACAAACGAGTCCTAATGCACCAATTTCAGAACAAATCCATACAAAATCATTATGTGGGAATCTAAACGTATCTTTAATAAATGCCCCCGGATAATTAATACCAGCGGCATATTTAGGAAACATTATCCACCAATTTCCCGAACCTACGCCCAAAGGATTATCGATTATCATGCCCTTAGTAAAATTCCATTGTTCCAATCTCTGGCTCAAAGAAGTCGTGTGCAATAACCCTCTATTCGTATAAGCAAATAACGATAAAACAATACAAATCGAAGTTAATATTAACCAACGTCTTTTAGATAACATTGCAAGGACAAATGAACATAAAACAATCGCTAATATTGCCGACCTTGACCTTAATAAGAAAATTTGTATGACCATCAATGTTAAAATAACGATGGCTGGCTTTTTCCAAAACTTATTAGCTATCGCATAATAGCAAAACGGAATTACAAAGAATTGAGCGTGCGCCCATGTATTTTTCTGCCTCATCAAGCCTCGGCATATTCCAAAGTTGCCTTGTAAATAATAATCGTACCAAAAATAAACTACGAACACCGCACCAAGTATAATCATTGTCTTGGCAAGTAATTTCTTATCTATTTTTACGACTGATATATACGTGACCATCAACACTATTCTTAATACCGAGAATAGCCACTCGGCTTTGTTTATTGCGTACATTCCCGACAACAAGGAGATAGCTAAAAACCCTAACAAGAACCAATGGATAAAGCCTATTCGTATTTCTTTAGAGCAATAGACAAGAATTATCGTCATAACACACCAAATGATATGACGAGGCATTAAAGCGCTATCAAACAATAATGTCACTAAAACCGTGCCACAGAGAAAAATACCTATCGGCAAAATATACTTATCAATCTTATTGTAAACCATTCGACTCCGCCGCTAAAAGAACCACGAGATAAATTCCTTTACTCCGAGTATCATCATAAAAGAAACAAAGACACAGCCTGCCAAAAAAAAAGTAATCAACAGCTTTTCTCTTTTTGTCATTACCATAAAGGTAAGCGGGGGTTATAAAACAACCCCCGCCCTATTTTGAATTAGCCGTCTGTATGAGCCGACACAGAACCAGCCGCACTAATTAAGCCAGCTTCACGTGTACCAGAGAACTCATCACCATCAGTATCAGTAACAAAGTTGTTCATAAATACCATGTCGTCGCCAACACGCATTAACAAAGCCGTTGCCACATCTGAAACGATTTCGTTATTGGAGACATAACCACCAGTGCCATCGGCACAAACTATAACTGCAACGTTGTTAATCTCTCCGTCGCCACCCATAGTGCCTTGAAACAGCAGGTTTCGCCTGATAATCAAGTCATCAGAATTAGCAGCTGCAGAAGTAATTGCTTCGACTATACAACCTACTGAACAATCGCCTATAATGTCGTTATCTTGAATGGTAGCACCAGAGACGCCAGTCAGATGTATTGCCTGGACAGCACCAGCGGCACCGGCTCGGAACGTACATTTTTCAATCACAGCATTATGAGCACCATTCTCAACGCTGATAGCAGTATTGAACTCATCAGTTCCAACAGCATCGCCTTCGTCTCGGAAGTCGTTATTAATAATCCGGCAATTTTCTCCCGTAATAACTAATCCTGAAACAACGGCGGTGACCGAAGCCCTATGACGTAGATTGATTAGTGTTACGTCATCAGCACTTACGATAAACGTACTTGTTGCCGCTGTATAATCAAAATTCGGGGCTTGTTTGCCTTGACCAAGACCAATGATAGTTACGCCATCAATATCAACTGTTACGCCAGCGGCGGCAATATCTTCATCGGAGTTTTGTATCACATAGATTCTATCACCACGGTCAGCAGTTACATCGCTTCCGCTATCAAACGCATCGTCAAGAGTAGGCCATGCAGTGGCAGGAGAAGTGCCTGTCGAGGTTGCTGAACCACCAGCTGCACTATCAACATAAAAAACCTTGCCTGTGCCTGCATTAAACAATCCCGCATTTGCAATGTCGGTATTCAGGGTGTCAAACCAGCCCCGCAATAACTGGTCGAAATTACCAGCGTTTACATTTCTAAAGTTTATCTCGGTAATATCAACCGTGCCAAACGCTACTGAGGACATAAACAAAATCAATAAACAAATAAATAAACGCTTCATTATTTATCTCCTTTCTCTAAAGATTTATTGTATTCTTCGACTTCGGCGTTGTATGCCTCATTTTCATTATGAGCATCAATAAGCAGATTCAATATCTTGTTTACTTCACCGAAAGTATCTGTTTCTGAAAAACTTACTCTTTCCATAATATCTCCTTACACTTCTAAGGGTTGTGGTTTAAGCTCGTTAAGGACTTTCGTATCGGTTACTATCCCGAACGGCGCATCCTGTGGGGCCTCACCCAAATAATCGAACGAAAATCTCGGCTTGCCGCCAGTCCTCTTGCATACTTCACCCATCTGGCCTTCAACAGGAGGACCTGCCACAGGAACACGCTGATAGACAGGGGTTACCGCAATCTGTCGCCATTTCTTAATATGGTATTCAGACAATACATGTATCTGGTCGGGAATAAGATGGAAAACATATTTACCGCCAAGATTAGGAGTGTGAGATGCATCATCCTGTTCTCGGTTCGTAAATATATAGTACCCCTTTTTGCTCGGCTCATATTTCTTGCCGGTAACAGGGCATATACCGCCTTCTATTCTTACTGTCTCAGGCGATGGTTTCTTTTCTACCTTCTTCATACCGAGTAATTGCCTTGCTTTTGCCAACTCAAGTTCTGTCGGTTTTTCAGACAATTCGATAGGTATGCTGAGCGTTTTAGATTCTACCATAATAGATGCACGGTCAATTTGTGTTTGCCGTTCAGCCCTGAACTTTTCTTGAACTTCAAATTCATACTTTAACCTTGCATCAATCTTCGCAGCTTCTTCTGACGTTAGAACCGTCTTGGGCACTTCTGCTTTCTTGGCCTCAATCGCCGCTTCTAATTGCTCTGAATTACCACTTGCAGTTACACCTAACTTTTTAGCCTCGGCCTGAAGTTCATGGTAACGATTCAATCCACTATTTTCTTCTGTAGGGTCCATATTAAAAATCCTTTCCGAGTTTTTTAAGCGTTAGGGTCGATACCACTGCCCCAACCATCTACATCTCCGTGGTCAAGAACCTGGTCTGCCTGCATGGCGAGGTAATACACTTCCTGACCATTAGTCATCAATGCTGCTGCAATAACAACGCCCTGATAACCACCGCGTTGAAGACTGAGGTCAACTCTTTTCCACACAGGAGTACTGTCAAGCACATTTTCACCAATGGCATCAGGCCACGTTGGTTCCGATGAACCGGAAGTTCCACCTGTCACACATTCAAAAACAGCACCTCTGTCAGTAGGCGAAGATACGGTTGGTTTTACATAAGAACCTGGCGCTGTTGCAGTACGGGCCGTATAGGATGTACTCGCAGCCCATTCGGCTAATTGCCCTGCACCTGTACCGCTTGCAGGACTTTGAGCGCCTGTGTTATAAGCTGTAATACCTCCGGCGTCGGCAAGGTTGGCAGTTATGCCCTCTAAGACACTATATCCTTCCTGCTTACCAGTACCCTGGTCTTGTTCCATTCTCCGCCACCAATAATTGATTTCTATATTGGTATCAGTAAAGAAATCGACAACTTTGATGTAGTCGGGAATAAAACCAAGAGGCAAGTTGACTAACCCGCCATCAGCTTCAAAATGTCCAACTTTGATTATATTCATAATATTTTTATCCTTTCTTACATAAGTCCTTTATCGATAAGCATTTACACGGTCGTCACTAAAACGTGGCCGAAGTTGTCATTGAGTAGTTGGGCCGCGTAATTCTGCAACCAGCCTAACGTGGTAAATCTCTGTAAGGGTGAACCTACCTTATCCTTCGGGGTAAAGATAAGCGGAGCATCCGCCGAATTACCTTTAATTCTGACTGTACCGTAGAACTCTTGGCCGAAGATGAGGTTCTCATAGCCTGTCGTTGCGTTGGTTCGAGTTGCATTGGTCGTCAAGAGCCATCGAATATCATCGGTAGCCCCGAACTCGTCTGTCATAGCCCTGTCTTGGGCGTAAGCGCTTACATGCCTAAAACCACTTACGTTCGAGAGGCGTGTTCTTTGGCCTACGTGACAGATACCAATAAACGACGCCCTGATAGGAGAAGTAGAAACCTTAACACTTGCACTTATCTGAGGCTCAATCATTCTGGTATTCTGAACGAGCAGGTTAGTTACAATTGTATCGAGGTCTATCTTGCCGATGAACGTATTTGTTCCCACGCCATTCGAGGCCGTGGTCTGTGATGCTGTACCGCTGGCGACATCTCTTGTAAGCGTGTCAATGGTCAACCTCATGTTGTCCAGCAGTATGTCGGACATCTGGGTTTGGTCATCGGTAATGCCGGTGAAAGTCATCCACGAACTTGTTACAATCCATGCACCGTATTCCTTCATCTTGACCTGTATATCGGTTTTTGATAAAAGAATCGGGGCAGGGTCAACGCCTTCGATAAGCGGTACTGTCTGCGCGGCCGGATTGCCCCATCTTCGCCACTTGTTGGTATCTCCGGCGTGCATCGGCATTGAATCTTTTTTGCCGAATCTTACATATATAAAGGCATCAATCACCCGAAGCAATACATTGCTTTGATAGAAGATATTTATCGGGTGATTGATCCTTGTAGTTGTGTGCATTTGACTATTAGTAGGCATATTATATATCCTTTCTCTTATACTTGTTCGTCATTAGCCAACTTCTGCCGAATCTCAAGGACCTGCTCCCTCGACATTATCTGTTGATTGCTGGGGTCGCCTGCGCCACCGCCACCTGCCGCCGAGCCGCCAAGGGGATTGGTATTATCGTCAATACCCTGTCTTGCTAAATGTTCCTGATTGGAAGCAGCAGTTTTTTGAAGCTTCGCAAGTTCTCTTTCTTCCATAACTATTTTGTAAGCCGATTCATTACTGGCATAAATAGCGTTGGCTAAATGAGGTTTTTCTGTTATTATTTTCAATAGTTCTGGAGACATCTGGAAGTTATTACCTATTTGCCTTCCCACAACTTCTCCATAGTCGGCGTGTTCCTGGACAAATCGCTGATTTGACACAGCTTGCTGCTGTTGCTGTTGAGCGGCATTTTGTATCTCGATAGTACGCTGAATTACCTGACCTCTCTGAGTTTCGGTCATATACTCTTCGTCCTGCAAGCCACAGTCAACCCTTGCCTGGTCATAAATGGTCTGAGTTTGCGTTTGAACAGGAGCGGTCTGTTGCTGTTGATTCGCAGATAATATCTGCATTTGCTGAGTTAAATTAACTACTTCTTGTTCAGCAGCAATCTTGGCCTTGTTTGTCTTCTCAAATTCAACGTACTTAACGACTTTCTTGTCCTTGTCATCGCCGTCTGCAAGTGTTTCACCTTGACCGGAGGTATTTAGGTCTTCGCCTTGACCGGAGGCGGTTAGGTCTGGGTCAGCGACCGACTGACTCGTGTTTAGGTCTTTGTTTTCTTCAACCATTTTATAACTCCAATAAAAAAAGCCCATGACAATCAGATTACTCAATCTGAAAATCACGGGCCGTTTGTCGATGTCCGTATTTATTTAGTTGTTATGCTTTTAAGAGTTTTACAATCTTATCTATATCCACCTTATTCATTATTTTTGGTTTAGGTTTAACTTCCAACGTGTGTTCATTTACTTCCTTCCACAAACTATGGCTATCAGAGACTTTCGTACAAATAATTGATTTTCTTTTATTCCTGTATTTTAATACTTGGCCCACATAATGCTGTGGCCCGGAACCGGGAATACACTTATACGTTCCATTGTCTTCAAGTAACATTGAATCCCATTCATATTCATATTCATATTTGTCATTGATAATTACTGGTTCTCCTCTTAATCGAGTACATCTGTCACAGGGGCATTTAACATCGCCCCACCTGCGCCATTTATATTTTATGCCTGAAGGCTCAATAGAATCTTCAACGCCTGTGAATGCTGGTACAATCGGCGAACAATTTGGTTTAGCCTTACTTGGCACAAACACCGCAAATACACCTCCGGCAGCAGCAAAACATCTTTGGATGAAAGTTCGTCTATTCATAGTTTTAGCCACTCGTCAATTTCTTCTCGCAAAGATTGCAAGAACATTGTAGATTTGTAACGTGCCCAGCGAGCCTTACCTGTTTTTTCACATGCTAGCGGCGGTTTTATTACATCCATTGGACTTATAGGAGCAATTCCAGGCGATGCACCACCAAGCCCTCCCAATAAATCTAAACCTAAGTCTAAACCAGGCAAGAGTGGTGGGAAAGCTTGTTGTTGGCGTGCTTGCAGTTGTGCACCGAACATTTCTTCTAAAATACCCATTACCGCTTCCCTTTCAATTCGACATTCACATTCGGCAAGCGCTTCATAATCTCTTTGTAGGTCGCGTTCATATCGTCTGCCGCCTTGTTTAATGCCGCCATTATCTTGTCGTGATATTGTGTCTGCAACGTCATTTCCTTTTGCTGGTATTGCTTTTGTAGTTCGACTTCGTGTTTCTCGTGTTCAATTTCAAGCTTTTCTTCCTTGAGAGTTACGAGATGTTTAATCTCGCGCTCTTCCATAACCTTTTTGAGCTTGAGTTCGGCAAGCTCCTTTTTTAGCTGCTCGATTTCAGTTTTCAGTTTGCCGGATTCGTCTACCGGCTTAATCAGTTTTTTCAGCCATTTTTTTGTAATAAACATAGTTTTCTCCTATTTGTTAGGGTTGAAACTTACGATTACCTAAATCAACTATCACTTCACCACTATATTCCAGAGCCAAACACTGCTCTAAATTAGCCATTGTAAAGTCTCTACCTTGCATATTAAACTGAATCTTACCTCGAAAGCAAGGAAAAACTTCTGATAATTGCCTGCCTATGTCAGCTAATTTCTTTTTTTGCTCGGCTGTCATTTCTTGCCTCTCTTGTGCGAGGATGACTTCTTGCGCTTGATTTTACGTCTCTCCTTTTTCGTATGCCCGTGCAGTGCCATTATTTTCTTCTTCATTACACTTATACTTGCCCTAACATTATTCTGCATACGTCGATAACCTGTTTCTTTCCTATCACGAAACGCTCTTTTTAATATCCTTCCATCTAACACAGCATATTCTGTATCGTGTACTAATCCACAATCACAACAGGCAAGCAACTGACCGTTCGTAACATCAACCCACTCACCGTCAAACCTTTGGATATAAACCTGTGCCATTATTTCTTCTCTTTTGGTTTTACGCTTATAACGGGTTGGCCTTCATAATATTTTACACTCCATTCAAGGTCACGCCAGTCGCAATCATATCTTTGCATTGCCATTGTAATCGTAATGAGTAACGGCTGCTTGATGTTGTCGGGCATATTCCTGGTATGCTTTGGGTCAAGCTGTATGTCTTCGTCAATTGTGACGTTTATGACCTTACCCATTATTCCTCCTGTTACGAATACCAGCAATTCTTTTGCGTTCCTGGTCTTTGTTTTGGTTTTCAACCATCTCTTTAGCAGTCATCTTCTGCACTTCTACACGGCCTAAATTATCAAATCTGTATTTTAACTGCTCGATAGAACATTTCATTCTCACGGCGGCGTCTTTGAGTATGCCTTTTACTTCTGTCTTAAAAGCCTGCTGTAATTCGCCGAGTGGCGTTTCGCCCTTATAGATTTTATTTATTGCGACCATATTTAGCCTCCAAGTTCTTTCGCGTTATTTCTGCCTCTCGTATGCGACCTGCTTCTATGGCTAAATGGCCACGACAAATACAATCCTATTAACCAAATATAATATTTCATGGTTTAGCTACCTGTGTCTGTTTATCTTGTGCTATTTGCATCCTGACTTCTTCCTTAACTAAGGCAATGAGAGGTTCGGCACTTAACTTCTGGGCCTGGGCCAACGTCTTCATTCTATTCAAAGGTATCTCCGACCGCTTTTCCCGTGCGTCCGCCATGTTCTCCTGTGCCTGTGAAATCTGTACGGCAGTCAAACCCTGAGTCAGTTTGTCAGCGGACTGTTGGGACTGTAATTGGGCCTGCTGCTGCTGCTGCCTCGACTGGATGGCCTTTTGAATGGCCTGTAATGTCGGGGTCTTAAACTGCATCGGAGAGGCTTTGACTAACATGTCGGCTGTAATGATACCCCTAAACTCGTCCGGCATTTCCAAGAGAAGGCTCTTGAGTTCCTGATAGTACATATTCTGCTGACTGTCAGTTAATAGACCTTCGGTAGGCGCACAATCAAATCTCGATAAATCATCGTCGTAAAATCCTTGCGCAGGTTCCTCGTTGATTATCTTGCGTATACGGGTAGGATCGTAATTAACCTGAACAATCTGAACCTGCTTTTTGCCGAAATCGCTTTTAGAGCCTCTAAGATTCTGGAACATCCATCCTTGCGCGGTCAGGGCCTTGCCTGTCCGGTAGACATGAAGTACACCGGATATTTCCTTGTTCTTTTCGTCAGTACCAAGTATCTCTTGATTAAGGCCACCAACCTCCGACTCGTCTCTATTTATAATCTCTAACATAGTAAAAACCGATTGAGGAACTTCCGAGGCGGGCATTTGTTTGAAAATCTGCTCTAACAACATTTCATCCGGCGTATCTTCATTAACTTGCAGATTTATCCCCTGACCGCTCAGGTAAGTATCTTCAGGGTTCATCAAATGCTTGCTTCTGGTTAATTTTATACCTTGAATCTGGCTTTCGATTATGTCCATTGCCTGATTTATCTTGCGGTTATACATTCGCTGAGGGTCACGAAGGCCGCGAGTAAATGCCTGTAATTTTAGTTCAGTCCTGGGTTGTTCGGGACACCACATACCATGAAACCACGTATAATTATAGTCACGTATTCTCATGGGATTATCGCCTTCCCACAAAAATTCGTCGTCAAGAAGTATCGTCAACCTAATCTTGTCCTTAATATCCCTGAACTTTACCAGGACAGGAGCGCCGTCCGGTGTTCTGAAATTCTGTAAGAGCTGGTTTGCTAAATTTTCATCTCCCCTCGCTTCGTCTCTGAGAAATTCCTTAAAAGTCTTCTGCTTGCCGGTAAGACGGTTCTGGACAACAGAAACCTCTTCGGTAGTCCTGTGCCACCATTGCTCGAATAACCGTTTCTTCGCCTTGTTCATCATTGTCGGGGAACCTTGAAACGGCCAGCGACTCGTATGAGTCAAGGGATTGATTGATTCAATCTCGTCGGCGCGGGTAGGAACAAGCATCTTTGCCTTATCGGTGGAAATCCATTGCCCGGTAAGAATGTCGCCGCAATCGGAAAGGTCCTCTTTAGTGAGTCCGTGGTCTAATAAGAACTGGTTCCATCCCAACCTGCCGTATTGTATTATTCCCTGTCTGTCCCGCCACGATTCCACTAAATTAGAACCTTCAACCAGAGTACCCCACTTGAAAGCCGCACTCATCATATTATAACCGCCGTGCCTGGCCATCATACTCATTAAGACACCCGTGTGCTGATTGCAGGCCTGGTCTTCTACTTCATCAAAATTGCCTTGCGGGCCTATTTTTAATATATGGCGGTTGCGGATTTCGTAGCCGTGCAAAAGATTGACCTGTCTCCCTATCTTATCGATTGTATGAAGCAGTCTGTTCTGTCGGTCTGCCCTCTGCATTTCTTCGTAAGTATGCTGGGCCTTTAGATAGTAGTCGAGGTCGAGACACGCCTGCTCGTTAAACGGACGCCATGCGGTCTCGTTTATCTCGTAAACATCGTGAAACTCGGATGTTGTTGTCTCGTCGTTAGGCATGTATCCACCTTACACCTTCAATAGTTCCAACCTCACCTTCGCATTCAGGATAAGGCTGTTCATATCTTCTTTCCCATCGCTTTTTGTGTTGTTTGTGATAATAACGATTTCGGGGCGACAACTTTCCAATACATCTTATCAATGAAGCACTATTATAATATCTTGATAGGCTAACAAAGTCTTTCATCCTGTTCTCCGGTACTTCTTGTTCCACTTGGCTATCTGAGCTTTTGTTATGCTCTTAACAGTACCGCAAAGACCTTTGGATATAGCTATATCAGAATACATAATCGAAGACGCCGGATGAGAATTATGGACAATAACTCCTTCGGCTACAAAATTATTCGTCTCTGGTACACAAATATCATAAGTTTGTACTCTTTCAATAACAGGTCGAATATAACGTATTTTATGGTTCTGTCGCTTGCTTGGTATAAGTCCTTCCTTGTCCCTCTTCCTGTTATATTTTCTTGCACAAATCTTTGAACAATAAGCTGTTTTATAACTACCCCAATATTCCACACCACAAAACTTACAGAATTTGAAACTGTTTACTCTGGTATAAAACTCTCTATTGTAGTCTGTTAAGTCTATATGTATCCGTTCTTGGTTCGTCCTGCCAATAAATGTTTTTCCACAATGGTCGTCAGCCTTGATAATCTGTAAATTAGTTGGTCTATTGTCAAAATGGTCGTTTTTAATATGGTCTGTATGATAACCGGATTTGATTGGCCCGTGAAATCTCATACATACAAATCTATGCTCATCACAAAAAGAACCATCGTTTAAATCAATCTCGATATATCTACGGTTTAGAACTTCATAAAAAGGCATTAAGCTATCACCGACAGATAACTCATCCACTCTTTTGTATTTCTCGTTTCTCAACATGAACAAATGGTCTTGTGTAGCTCTTATATATTTCCCACTATCTAATCCAATTTCCCAAACTTCTGCGTTTTTACGAGTTGGGCCGCAAGAACCGATTTTGGTCGGTATTAAACGGTGTTCTTTCTCCGAATAACCCCAAACAAAATCGGACTTTACAACGTCTTTAATAGGAATCCAATCTCGCAATGTGCGAATTTTCGTTTCTCCGGCCAAACAGGCCCAATCATGCAAGGGGTCTTTGAGATAAATCCTTAAATCTTCATCGTATTTCCTTCGGTAATGAAAAAGAGCCTCTAAGCCGTCTTCACATTTATTCTCATTGAACCAGGCCGACTTAAAACCATTATTAGTATTATTTATGGCAATGTCAAGGTTCTGTGTCTTATCTAAAACAACTACATCATAACCCAAATCCTTGAACGCCTTACCAAAGGTCATACCACTTACCTGCTCGCGCTTATTAGAATCCTTGGGCATAATGAATTTACCGTAATTGTAATCATTGTCCTTCTTTCTTTTATCGAGAACCCTTGCGTAGTGGTCTGCGAACTTTCCGGTGTTCTCGTAATAGTCTATGTAAATTCTTTTACCTTCAATTAATTGAAAGAACCATATCGCCGTACAGTCCAAACCTACGTCAGCCACCAAATGGACCCTGAAATCAGGTTTATGCGGGAAAGTGCCCATGTGACCGTCTTTTTGTATCTCAGAGAGTCTGGAGGCCCAAAAACAGGCGTCCAAGTCAACCTCATCGTGGCTGTTCATTACAAACTGCTTGAACTTGGCGGGAGAATCGACCTCCATCCTCCGCAAATCATCGATAAAGTCCTTTGGCAAATTAGATTCATTTTCAAAAGAATCGGCTTGAACACAAGAATAACCCTCCTTGGGACTCTTAATAAACATCTTCCAAGCCCAATTATGGCCGTTGGCGTTACATATTGTCATTATCTGCCTAAGAGGGTTGTCGTGCATACTCTGGAGGAATGGATATACCGCACCTGCCAGTTTCTTCCAATAATCCTCGTCAACCTCCAATTCACGCCTCAACCGGCCCCTCAATAGCTGAAATTGTGTATCAGTAGGAAATTCATCGCCCTGTTCAATATAAGCCCAGCCAATGTTAATGTTCTGCAAACCGCTTAATTCCTTGGCGTGGCGGAATAAAGTCTTGCTGCCATTACTGTAATGGGCCTCCTTAGTGCCCTGCGGGACGTGCTTCCCCGTGTATCGGGTGAAATCCTTCATTGTAGAATCACGTAAATCGGTAAACTTGTTCCTGACAATCAGACCTAAATTATTCTTATAGAACCGATTAAGTAAATCGCCCTTAAAAAGAGCGTCCATAGTCTTGCCAGTACCCCAACCGGCTATAAATGATGGGAACCGATTCAAAGCAGTATAGAATTCCCACTGCTTAGGCTCTAAATCGTAGTTTATGACCTTAGTTGGCATGAATTACCAGACCTCACGCAAAATAAAGTATATTAAGGCCAAAGAGTTAAAAAAAGCGATAAAATCCGTTATTGACCAATCTTCGTGATGTAATTTCATCATATATCATAAGTCCTTGTAAGTTAAGTGTTTATCAAACATTTGCAAAAGTGGGCTGTGATTATAGAGACATATCATACTCTCTCTGCCTTTCCCCAAAAGGGGACACGGGGGCCTCTTCCGACCCCACCCCTCGACTTTCTGCGATTCATTTAGTCTTCCTTAGTAATACCTCACGCACTCCGCCCAACCTAAGTAAGTCCTGTTCAGTTATGAGTTTAACTATCTTATCGACAACAGGCTGCACTTCCGCTGCGTACTCAGATAACGCCTGGGCCTGCTCTCGGCCTTGCCTTAGTCTTTGTTCAAGTTGTTCAGTTCCGTCCATTGTACTGCATCCTCTATGCTTGTAGCTACGCTCCGTCATTGCTCTTCCATATCCATCGGCCCATAAATAAACCAACAAAATAAACTGCAACGGGATATAGTATAACCCAACTATCAGGCATAGCTATGCTCCTACTCCCATTTAAACCTTATCAATCCATGCAAGACATAACCAACAACCGCACCTATTGCAAATACTACATAGTCCATAGCTACGCTCCATGCGCTGCGTCTAACATTATCAATGCTTCGGTTATGTATCTATTATGTTCGGCTTGACGTTTGTGTTCATCATAAACTTGGCTGGAAAGCCGTGACTGACATGCAAGACTACAAGTTCTGCACACACCACTATCTTTGCCACAAATTACACAGTTACATCTTACTGGTTTCATATCCTCAGTCTTCAGGTCTTTCGGACCCTGCATAAACCAGTTCACCTAACGCCTCGATGCTTGACTTGCTCGGAGCTTTCATGGCACATGGTCGGCAAGCACCTGGCCAGCGCCTTGGCTTGGCAAGGGCCGGCAAACTGCCGCCACAATATCTACATGATTCGAGGTCGGCAACACTTGATGCAACAGGCAATGCAACACTTCGCTGTGCAACACTTCGAGCCAGCTTTGACCTGCATGTTGGGCCACATGTCCGGGCTTTCTTACCGATTGCTTTGTCACATATTACGCATTTCATGTCTCTTATCCTTAATATAACCCAATACCTGCCCAATTATGAAACCTATTGCCAATATAGCTGCAATCTCAACCATCTTCTATCTCCTTACTATCAATCACTTTAGCCTGCTTAGGGCCTATTATGATGATTGTCTGCTCCTGCTTTGTGCCGGCGTCCTTGTCCATGCCGTAAAGCCTGGCTATGCCTGTGCTTGCAGAAACTCGGGCGCCGGCTGCGCGTACCTTAGAGGCGAAATCACGATCCTCTTCATACATTCTGTGCATATCTTCGACAGTAAACCCCTTGTCCTTAGCTGATTTCGCCTTAAACTTAGTAATAGCTTGCTTTATGTAATCGTAGGTAAGCAGTCGTCTTGCATTCTGCCTATGCCCTGACTTACAATTTGGATACGCTTTTTGATAAGCTAAGCTACCATTATTGACAGCATCAGTACATATATGGCTTACAAAGTCTATCTGTCCTAATGTTAGCGGCCTGTCTCTTAACTCTATTGCCATATCCTTGACCTATAGTTTTTAAAGCTCTCGCCACATTCAGCACACTTAATCTCCATCAGTGTTTCGTGACCACTGGTACACGTAAAATACAGCTTCTCCATCTGCTGTGTATTATGGCCATTTCTTGTAGGCATATATAATGTCGGGCCATCAACGGAAAATGTTATAATCTCTTGCTCTTTGTTCTCAGTATCCGGCGATTTGCTTTCTCCTGCGCCTAAGTTTAAGTAATAGCCCACCATCAAGCCTATAATAGTTGCTAAAAACAAATATCTTATTAACTTTGCTCTTTCTTTCTTTATTGGCATTTACTTCATCCTAAACACATAAATTATCGTCTTGGCTGCTATTAGACTAAACACCACGATTAAGTACAGTATTATCTTATCGACCACATTTAATCCCTGCTTTGTTGTTCAAATCTTTTAAGACAGAATGCACCTACTACTAATCCTATACAATAAAACACATAGCCATTCCATCTCTAATTACCTCGTTTTGTTATTCAAAGTTCCTCGGCTATATTAAATATCTTCATACGTAGATTCACGTTACCAGTCATATTAAACACAACATCACCGAGGTTATTGAGAAACTCCTTGTCTGTATCTACGCAAGGATAAGGGATCAAGTCGTCAAACATAGCCTCAAATGTCTTTTGCTCTTCTTTTGTGAACATTTTCGGGTTCCTCTCTTTTTAGTCCTTAACATCTTATTAGTATAATAATCATGCTCTGGATACCATCTTTCAATGATTAATTCGTTGTTCAAGCTGCTGTTCTCTTTTATATTAACCCCTATTAAAGGCATAACAGAGTATTAAACAAATAACTATCATTTAATCCCTGCTTTGTTGTTCAACTAACTTTCCTACGTCTGCAAAAGCTCGTACATTACCACAGCCAACGCACTTAAAATATTCACCTTGATGCGCAATAACAAACTTCTCAAAGGTTGACAACCTCATTTTACGTCCGTCCCTGTATCTCCAAGACTCTCCGCAGTAATCA